GCCGGATGATCCTATCTTGGCATCGTCGCCGGATGATCCTATCTGGGCACCGTCGCCGGATGATCCTATCTGGGCATAGTTGCCGGATGATCCTATCTTGGCACCGTAGCCGGATGATCCTATCTTGGCACCGTAGCCGGATGAATTATCCTTTATGCTCGTTTTTATTTTTTCAGGTGATGTGATCTCTTTTAGCCATTCGACTCCAAGATAGATCATGTCAGCCAATTTTAACTCTGCTTTTATTTTTATTTTCGAGGAGCAAATCTTTGTCCCTCTATCCTCCTTGGATATATTCCCGTCTTGCTCTACTTCGCAAAACCTAGAGTCTATCATAGTATAGTGATCAAAAACATCAAACGGGCTTTCGCAAGCGTGAAACCCTCTGTTACACACCTTGATCTCTCCATCCATCTCATATTCCTTGCCTATTTCATATTGAAAATCCCGGCATTTTAAATTTTTGTCAAATCCCTTGTAAGATTTTATAGCAGCCATTTTATTTATCGTTTATTAGTTCTACAATGTCTTTTCTTATTTTTATAAGCTCCTCTTTACTAAGCTCTTTTAACTCGTCTAGTATATAGTCTTTCCTTGAGCGGTTAAGTCTTGAAGGGGCTTGTACCACGTATAATACCCCGGAATCATTTTTCTGATTCATAGGTCATGATCACGATTTGATGTACCACAATAAAAACTGATATAATCCCTAGGATCAAGAGGTGGATATTGAATGGCTTATCGTACCACTCAAATATTGACACTATTGACATTAGCCCTAGTACGGTAGCTAAGACCATCCTAAAAGTAAAGATGGTAATGCTCTTTATGGCCCGGAATATCTTCCAGAACCATGCTTGGTTTCTCTTTATCATATATATTGTTGTTTTTAAAATTCGGAAGAAAGGCCTCATATCCTCACGGACGGAGACCTGCGTTGCACTTTAGTGAAATAATTGATTGAATAAGCACCCCTAGGGGTGAAACGTGCTCCCTGCCGGGCTTGAACCGGCGACCCTAAAGGCTCTGACCAACTGAGCTAAGGGAGCGTTTGCCGGGGAATCCCACCCCGGCACAGTTTAAGTAAAAACTAATATTCCCTAATTGCCTGCCTCACGGCGGTATATTAAGGTCTTGGTTGAGAAGTGTATAATAATTAGCAATGTGATTTAAGCGTGGTAGCCGGGGGAACTCGAACCCCCTGTAACCCTGAATAATAATATGAATTTATTATGGTTCGCTACCTGCCCTAGCCATTTCCTAGGGTGGGATTCTTCTTTCTTTCATTGTGATCAAACTTGGTTATTAATAGGTCTATCGGTGTTTGTTCCCGGCAAGGTTATCGCTCTCTCGCCGGGATTGCTTAACTTTACGGTGCTAAACATAAAATAAATCGTTTTTCAATTCTTCCAGCCGCTTATTGGAAATATCATAATAGACCTTGTCTATTTCAAAACCGATAAAATTGCGCTTCAACTCTTCGCATGCTATTATCGTAGTTCCGCTGCCTAAAAAAGTATCAAGGACCGTATCCCCCTCACTGGAACTATTCAGTATCATTTTACGTACAAGCTCTAAAGGTTTCTGCGAGTTATGCAGCTTTTCTTTAGAGGTGAAGTTTATAGGTCTTATCCTCCAAACATCACGCTCGCTAGCGCTAAACTTTCGCCTTGCATTACCCTTGGAGGCGTATATGATAAATTCATGCGAAAAACGATAGTGCGATCCTGCTTTAATCCATTCATAGTCCCAAACAATCAAATTTCTAATGACAAAGTATTCTTGCATGATAGGATAGAGAAATGGATATGTGCGCCAATCTGTATTTATGTAGATATCAGACTCATCTTTTAAGACTCTTTTTAATTCTTTGAAATATGCGTCAAAAAAAGGCCTTATGAGATTATTGTCACTCCAGCTTCCTTTTTTCCCGTTGCTTGTTGTTCCAATACAATATGGCGGATCTGTGACTACCAAATCTACGATGCCATCAGGAATGCGTCTCATTCCTTCCAAGCAGTCCTCATTGTATATTTTATTTAATTCGATTTCTTCCATATTCTTTTGTTTTAAATATTAGCTCCCCCACAACCTCCAACGGTTTCTAACCCGAATGATAACGGGTGGGGGAATTTTTATTATAAGTAGATTCTTCCTGCTTATGCGTCACAGGTGCGATAAGACCATAAGCCGGAAGACTTGTTAATGTGGTCTCGTCTTTTTGGAAAAAAACCTTTCCTGAGCGAGCTTTACGTCCACTAGGATATATTTACCATTTTGTTTTATGGCATCCCCGAAAATCCCCTTCTTCTTGTATCTCGCTATGGTGGATGTACTTACTTGGAGCAATTTCGCCAAGGAATCTAGTCCCCTAACGTATTTCCGGGATGGATCTTCTTCTTTTTGGGTGGCTAGCCTTGATATGATCAAGTCCGCTAGTTGTCCGGCTGTCACTTGGGTTGCCGGTAATTCCGCTATATTCTCCATATTGTTATTGTTATAATGTTATATTCCTCCCTCTACAGCCTCTAAAAGCCCTAGAGGATATCTCTATTCTAGCTATGGACCGGCACCTTTGCCTTGCCCTTCTCATTTCCAGATGAGAATCCACGCAAAGGATAAGTAGCAAGACGCACGCCACGGCTGAATGAACCATCTGTTGTATATTTACGTTAGCCTTTATATCGCACAGTCTCTCGCATAGCTTTATGGCCAATTCCCTTCCGTTCCTTACGCCAAGTATCTCGAAAGCCGTCCTTAGCTGGTTTATGATCGTATGCAACGACCTGTGTTTTTTCTCGGCTATCTCCTTTTTCTCGAATCCCACGGCGTAATACTGGGCCGTGTAATCACATTCCTCGGTTAACTCGGTGAATACCCTTTCCATGATCTGTCATGTTAAGCGTCTGACATAAACGATCCCTTCTTCCTTGTTTGATACGGAAGACCATTTTCTTCCCTCTCTATAATACTTAGCGTTTAACAGAGACACGTTATTTCTAACCGTCTCCAACACTTCTATAGGGAATGATAGTTTCTCAGATACTTTCATTTCTCTGATCTTTCTTTTGCTTTCCACTTTTTTCTGCATGATTTACATTTCCTTTTTATTTATAATAGCTCCCCCACAACCTCCAACGGTTTCGAACCCGAATCATAGACGGGTAGGGGAGTGTATCTTATGCGTTAGATAGACAGTTTGACACCGATACGGAAATATCCGTACTTCACTGACACGACGTAATATCTAACCTTTGTATATACATTATTAAATATGTAGACTCCAACGCCGGAACCGATCAAACTACATCGGGAGCGGGGATCATCATCCCTTCCGGTATCTTCGCCTATCATAACCTTACTCGCCATACCTATATCTCTTGCGTATATCCTCTTATGGGGATAATGATTTTATTCAATAAGTCAAAGAACTCTTTTTTAGTGGCCCTTCCGGGACTCAAACCCGGGACCTGCGGTTTAGGAAACCGTCGCTCTGTTCGTCTGAGCTAAAGGACCTTATATCATTTTGGCATGTTTATGCCATTTCGTTATTTCAATCTTTATCGTATCTTTGTGCGTGATTGAATGATGATGCAAATATATAGTATTTTACTATACAATCAAACTATTATAGAGTAAAATGCTATATAAAAAGTTTTTTTAACTTTTGGGCGTTTATGGATATTATGTAAAAATGTATGTCTAGTAGATTTTGCAAGTAAGACATTTGATCGTATTTATCTATATTTCAATGTTTTTTATATTGATTTGTGGAATCGTTTTAGTAATTTGATATAGGAATAAATATATATAGTTTTTTACTATATAATAAAATTAAGTAGAATGAGAATAACATCAGAAATAATTAGTTCTATTCTTGATAGAGAAGGTCTGAAAGCAGCAACATTTGCGAAAAGTGTTGGGGTTGTACCTACTCAAATATATGACCTTCAAAAAGGAAAGATTAAGAAAATATCTGAAGAGATTGCTGATAAAATAATATCTGTATATCCTCATTATAATAAAGTTTGGCTTCTTACAGGTGAAGGGGATATGCTAACCTCTGACGTTCCACCCGCACGATCAGTGGATATCCCGGAAGAAATAGGTGACGGCTTTAATCCAAGGGAACTGCTAGATATCATACATGATCTAACGGCGCAAGGCAAGCAAAACGCGGAGGCGAACGAAAGGAACAGCCGGAATATCGAGAAACTCATAGGCCTGTTGGCCGAGTCGTTGAAGCAAGAGAGAGACGATAGGTCCGGGAACCGGCAAGGAGAGAAAGATTCTGCTTAATAACATGTGAGTGTTGCAAAACAAACTTTTTCGCTGTACTGTTTAATTATTACCTTAAAAAATCTAATTAATATGGTTGGTGATTATGACGATAGAGTAGAGCAGATAATTCGGCTGGCGGAAGATTTGTTTTTAGAGAAAAGAAAAGTGGTAATGACGGTAAGAGTGTATAACCGTGGTATAGCGAATCCTGAGATATCCAAGCGATGCCTTTATGTCAAGCGTGGGAATGTTGATTCGAGCGAATTTTCAACATAGAGATATTAAATATGGAAATAAGTCAAATAGATCAATAAGAAACGCCCATGTCAGAAAAAAACACGGGCGTTATACTTTTTGGATGCGACAAATAGAACTATTTGGTCCTTTCTAGTAAGAGTTTAGATACACGTACTTGTAACTGCTGCAACTCAAGATTGCTCAACTCTTCCAGATCTACATTTGCAATCTTTATTTTCTTATTGCTCTCGTCAAAGGAATTTTTCCTTTCCTCCAAAAGAGCGGTTACTAACTCATCTATTTGATCTTTGATTTTCTCTCCTTTTAACTTGTAATCCGTTGTTCTTGCCATAATATTAGTTTTTAATGTTATTTATTTTCAATGAAATCTAGCTGATATCCTAATGCGTCTCCTATCTTGGACAGGATGTCTATACCAGTGCTGTATTTACCTGTCTCTATCCGGGCGATGTTTCCCGGCGCTAGGCCTGTAAGTTCAGCTAGTTTGTACTGTGATATCCCGGCCTCCATGCGGAGCTGGGCTATCCGCTTGCCTATTCGCTCCCGGTCATTCATATCGCCCTTTCTTTATTTAGATCAATCATTTACTGTTATTATTGTGTAAAATGGAGCCTCCATCCCTACTTGACAGTAGGCATTGCCTTCTTTGTCTACCCAAACAGCCTTACCATAGCTGCTATCTGGATGATTGGTAGTGGAGGTTACTTCAATCTCTTCGCCATTCAAATTATTTTTAAGATATGTTTTCATATTTACTATTATTATAAAATTTCTTCGATTTGAAATTCCGCCTCTTTTTCCCAGTCAAAATAGTCTATATTATCTTCATCTTCGTCTGTTAGATAATAATATGCCGTGACTCTGTAGTTTCCAAACTCGATCGGTTCGCCCGCCCATTCGTTTTTACCTATATGTTTCGGGTCCTCAAAAGATGACATTAAACGGCTGGTTGGTTCTGCCTGAGATTTGAGAGCTTTTTCAACAATTTCTTTCCCGTATTTCTCTTCAATTTCTTTATAAGTATAAGTCTTCATTATATTCGCCCGTCACGCCGGTAGCTCAGCTTTTAATATTAGTTATTATAGCTCTCCCTTTAAAATGTCATTAACGTAAAGCAAAAAGTTTCTGTCGCTTACTTGATCATCGGCAAAAAAATCAAACAACATGCCGTTGCCAAGTTTGGATATTTTTTCAAATGCGGCTTGCATTAATTGAGACGCTTTTTCCCTTGTACTCTCAGGGGCTTCGTTAACAAATTTATCGATTCTTTTTTTGACATCTTCAAGCATCATTTCATGTGCTTGCTTTCTGCCTTGCTCTGTCTTGGATAGTTCTCTATACGTAGATGTATTCATTTCCTTAATGCCGCTTATCCGTTGCCGCCGGTTCTATTGTTATTTTGATATTGCAAATATACTATCAAATTTGATAGTATGCAAGTCTTTCAATGGTTATTTTTTATGCTTTATGGCATATTTTCGTTCTCTTTATCCTCCAAGACTTTTTTAAGCTGATAGAGGCTTATGATATCATATTCGAACGTAGGATTTTCCCAGTTCTTCCGGACAGAGTTTGTCTGAACCGATATAAATTTCCGAAGGTCGAAGATATATTGGCATTGTGACAGTCTTATCTCGTTAAATGTAATCTCGTAGTTATCAAACCACGCAAGCAGTTTTTTTAGTTCCTCGTTCATAATATATTCTTGTTTTTATATAAGATGCTTGTTTATATCTTATCGAACTTGCTCATCTCGTCCTCCTTCAGCTTGTCCACTATATGAGTGTAAGGTCTCATGGCCTTGAGGTCGTTGTGCCCTGTCCATCTCATGATAACTTGAGGGGGGATGCCTAACATGAGGGCGTTGACGACAAACGTCTTCCTTGCGACATGGGTAGTAAGCCGTTCCCACTTGCGGAATGTCTGCTGTATTCGCTTGTTGCCCTCGTACCATACCTCGGTTATCTCGGAGTCCAGCTCCGCCATCTTGCCGAGATCCTTTAGATGCATGTTGTATTTCTGATTGGACAAGACCGGCAGCGCCTTCCCGTTCTTGATCTCGATGTCTTCGTATTTCTCAAGTATTGATTTACTGTACTTGTTCAACTCGATCTGTATGTTGTCGCTGTCCTTCTGTGTCACGATATCAATCTTCCCGTTAATGATATCCGTCTTCCTTAAGTTATATACGTCGGAGTAACGGAGACCGGTGAAGCAACAGAAACAGAAAACGTCACGGACGGTGGATAACGTCCCTTCCTTTATATACATATTATATATACGCATCAGTTCCTCCCATGTCAAGTATATGACTTTCTTCAGCTCGAAGTTCGCCCCTTTAAGCCTTGGGCTGAACCTTCGATAGTCCTTTCTCGTGTTGTATCCCTTGTCGTCGGCCCATAAAAGGAATTGCTTTATGAAGTGGAGGTACTTGTTCAACGTGGTATTCCTTATACCCTTGTATTCCCTTAAGAACTCTACGAAGTCTTGCAAGGTATCCTCCGACAGGTCATCGAACTTGATCTGTGGATTGAACTCCTCCAGAAGGTGCATGATCGAGTTATGTTTGTAGTGCGATGTCTTCGTCCATGCGTTCTGCCTCCCTACCGTATCGATAAACTCCTTGTAGATATCGAACAGGGATATCGGCTTCCTCTCTTCCTCTTTTACCCGGCCTGTCGCAACCTTGAACTTTTCCTTGATATCGTTGGCGCTAGGCATCTCGCCCTCTCTCTCGTATTGGCGGAATATGTTTTGCAATGTGGCACGTATATCGTCAAGATCGGAATTTATCTCGGAAGAGCTTTCCCCGGCCTTGTTGAAGCATCCGTTTTTAACGATGCCCTTCTCCGGGACGAACTTGCTTGCGTCTATCCTATGCCCCGTGGAGAGCGTGATCCTGTTCCGGTTGAATGTCACCACGCACCTGATGGGGACGTTCTTGGTAATCAATTCCCCCTCCTTCCTTCTTTTCTCTATCTCGAATGTTATGCTCCTCTTTATTTCCATGATAAAAACGTGTTGCGTGTAACTACGCGAATTTACACGCAAAAAACATGATATCATATGACATAACATGATATTTAGTGACTGTTTAAAAACACATGAAATAGTTGAACATGAGCGCATATGATATTGTTTGATACTGTATGACAGTATAAGTTATGGTCTCTCCATCTCCACGGAATGAAAAAAGGTCTTACGGATTGTCCGTAAGACCTTTTTTCATTCATTGTAAACCCATTTATAAGGAGGTGGCGGTACGTATGGACCAGCCTTTTGATGGGGTAATATATCAACCGATTTGACGATTACGTTATTACCTTTCTGGGTACAAACCAGACATTTTGAACGTAATTTCCTTTTAGCCATGTTGAAGACGATATTCGGATTGAAATGAACTCCGTTTATACGAGTCTCAAAATGTAAATGCTCGGTAGTAGCCCTGCCGGTACGTCCGGTTAAGGCGATCGGTTGTCCGGCGAGAACACGATCTCCGGGTTTAACCAAGTTCTTGGAGTTGTGGCTATAGATCGTTTCCAGCCCATTATAATGGCGGACAACGATAACGTTGCCATAGGCGGCGAATGGTTTCGCCATTCTGACAATACCATCGAAAGCAGACACGATCGTATCGTTGGCACAAGTCTTGATATCTACTCCGGAATGATGTCTTCTCCTTCCCCCGTAAGGAGAGATCACGTTTCCATTAGGAAGGGGAAATGCGTATTCCCCGGCGGGGATCAAGGATAAATCAATAATTTCCGTGTTATTCTCATCGAATAGCTTGGGGTCCTTGATCGCTATCTGGCTTTTATCACGGGGCGTAAAGGCTTCCGTGATATCTTTTCTAGGAGAATGGCAAACCGCTAGCTCCGGAGCTTCCGGCAACATGAAATTGAAATCCATGACAGGAAGAGGAATATTCGCCGTAGGGAAATCCATAGTCTTGGGAGGGGCCGGGCGTGGAGCAGGCTTTTGCGTACGGCAAGACGCAAATAAAATTAGCGTAAGAATGAGTATTCCATTGTGTATTTTAGATGCCAT